TTCAGCAAAAAAGTTTTTTGAATATTATCAAAGTGCTGGATGGAAAGATTCAAACGGTAAAAAAGTTAAGAGATGGAAACAGAAAGCTATTGCTGTTTGGTTTAAACCGGAGAATAAAATACCAACACAAAATAACACACGGAGGGCATTAACATGATTCACGAAAACAAACAGCTAGAGGAAACGGTTTTATCTGCTTTGATAAATAACCCAGAAAATTGCCACACAATCGCTTCAATACTAAAAGTGGAGTACTTATACCACTTTCCTAATAAAGTTGTTTACAAGGCAATTCTGAGCCTTTTAGAAGGTAATGAAGGTATAGACTTAATGACCGTTACCATGAAGGTTAAAAAAGACGGTTTATTAACTGATATTGGAGGGGCTTATTTTATCGCTCAATTAACTGAAAAAGGATATAACCATGTAACTTTAGAATCTCATGTTAGGTTATTGCACCAACTTTACATATTAAGAGAATTAAAGTTAGCCGCCGAAACATTGGTTAATGAAAGTGAACAGCCCGAAGCAGACCCATTTGAATTGATTGACAAATTAAACGTAACTACCTCAAAATTAACTGATATTAAATCTACTCGGATTCCTTCAGTTGGAGATTTGTTTGTTAAAATGGTGGATGAAATAAAGAAAGTTCAGGATTCGGGCGCACCAACTGGTTTACTTTGTGGGCTTCGGGATATTGATAAACAAACGGGAGGATGGCAAAATGGAAATTTAATAGTATTAGCAGCAAGGCCGGGTATGGGTAAAACTGCAACCGCCTTACACTTCGCTAAGTTTCCGGGGCTTAATGGTATTCCTGTGGCGGTGTTTAGTTTAGAGATGACCGCTTTAGAATTAGTAGGAAGGTTGGCAAGTTCAGAATCTAACATTAACTCGACTTTAATAAATCAAAAAAGGATTGATAGGTTTCAGCTTAATGCGATGGCCGGGAACTGCTCTAAGTTAATAGATTCGCCCATTTACATAGATGACAGCTCAGGTATAACTATTTCAGATTTAAAGGCCAAAGCTAAAAGAATGTACTATGAGCATGGGATTAAATTAATTATCATTGATTACCTTCAGTTAATGAAAGGTGAAAAGGAAGGAAACAGGGAGCAGGAAATAAGCACCATAAGCAGGGGATTAAAGGGATTAGCTAAGGACTTAAACATTCCTATAATAGCTTTAAGCCAGTTAAGCAGGGAGTGTGAAAAGCGAACAGATAAACGGCCTATTATTTCAGACCTTCGGGAATCGGGAGCAATCGAACAGGATGCTGATTTAGTTTGTTTTCTGTTCAGGCCGGAAATGTATAAAGAAACTTATAAGGATGGTTATCAGTTTGGGGATAAATATTTAGATTCTAACAATTTAATGTTATTTGATATAGCCAAAGGCAGGGGGTTGATGACTGGCGAAGTGCCTGTTAAGTTTTATGGAGAATTCATGCAGCTAACTGATTTAAATACTTTTTAATACAAATAATTTAATTAACTTTGTTATAAACCAAATGAACATATTTTAAAATCGTGTACAAAAAACAGTAAAAAATGAACATGAAAACACAATTTAAACATTTGAACTTATTAGGTTGGCTTGTAATTATATTTACAGTCTTTCTATTTGGTCTGTTAGCTTTCACTTTAAATAAAACCGAACCTGAGCCTATTAAACCGTACCAAGTTGACACGGTTTGCACAGAGGAATGTGGATGGTGTGCTGTGGTTAAGGCTTACTCACTAAATGTTACTTGTGTTCATTATGGGGATAGTGTTAGGTAACGGTTTGCAGCCTTGCGTTAGTGCGGGCTTAAAATGCACTACACTTTGTTAAACCACAAAAAAATATAAAATGTCACAAACTAAAAAGAAACCACGAAAACCCGCATTACGCAAGACTGCTGTTAGTGGCAGGTTGAGTTCTTATGCAAAAATGAAATTGAAATACGAGGAACGCATACGCCAATTACAAGACGATGTAACAACTTTGGTAGAGGATAAGGATTTTATGAAGGTTACAGTTGTAAAAACAAAATGGCGTATGCAACGTGATATGGAAAATGCTATTTGGATGGGTGATGCAACTTGCCACTAACGTTTGGCGGCTTTGCGTTTGTGGCGGATTAGTAGCACTTACTTGTCCGATAGCACTAAAGCTGAAACAGGGAACTGCGGTTGAATTTAGCACTGAAACTGCCATAACGCAAAACTGCTGTTATGCCCAGTGCTTTTTGTCGAACAATTAAAAACAAAAATAAAATGAGAAAATTAGCAAGTATTCAAAAAATCAAAGCATTAGAACCAATTGAAGGTGCTGATGCAATTGAAAAAGCCACCGTTTTAGGATGGCAATTGGTTGTAAAAAAAGGAGAGTTCAATGTAGGTGATATGGCTGTTTATTGCGAAATAGATAGCTTGATGCCTGATAAGCCTGAATTTGAATTTCTCAAACCAAGAGGTATGAGAATAAAAACGGTTCGGCTTCGTGGGCAAGTTTCACAAGGAATTTGTTTCCCACTTTCAATATTGCCAAATGATTTCCAAATCATTGAAGATGCCGACTGCACCGAAATATTAGGAATAACAAAGTATGAGCCTGCCATGCCTGCTTGTTTAAGTGGAATTGCAAAAGGGAAATTTCCTTCTTTCATTCCAAAAACTGATGAAACAAGGGTTCAGGTTTTGCAAAAAGTATTGGATAAATACAAAGGCGAAAAGTGCTATGTTACTGAAAAACTTGATGGTAGTTCTGCAACATTTTATGTGAAAGATGGCGAGTTTGGTGTTTGTAGTCGAAACCTTGAACTTATTGAAGATGCTGAAAACAGTTTTTGGAAAGTTGCAAGGCAAATGGATATTGAAAATAAGCTCCGTTCTGTCGGTAAAAACATTTCCATTCAAGGCGAATTGATTGGGGAAGGAATACAAGGCAACAAATTAAAATTGAAAGGGCAAACGGTAAAATTTTTCAATGCCTTTGATATTGACAAATTTGAATACTTAAACTTTTTTGATTTTAACAAATTGCTTGCTGAACTTGAACTGCCTATTGTTCCTATCGTGGCTTTGGATTATGAACTTGAAAACGATATTGATGCAATTATTAAAATGGCTACAATCAGGAGTTTGATTTTAAAAGATGTTTGGGCAGAAGGCATTGTTATTCGTCCATACACCGAAAAAATAGACTTGCTTTTGTCAAACGAAAACTTTAATAATGGTCGTGTAAGTTTCAAAGCTATTAACCCTGAATTTCTGCTCAAATATGGTGAGTAGTTGGGTTCTTAGCATTAGGCATAACTACCGGCTATGCGCCATTTAATAAATTCAACCTGAATGGATTTTCCAATCAAATAAGATTTGTTTAATTAAAAGTAATTAGCTAACTTAGCAGAAAATATAAAACATGGCAAAGCCGATATTAGTTGTTAGATTAGAGGGGCAAGAAATAGATAAAAAAGATATTGACAGAATAAGAGGTGCTGTTATTGTAAACACAAAAGACGAATACCATGTTCTTATAGCAAACATTTACGAGGGAGAGAAACAAGTAAAATTTGAATGCTACAACGATTGTAAAGGATTACCAGACATTGATATTGAAAAACTAATAAACGAAACACTAAACAAATAAAACATGGCAAAGTACAATTTTAGCACATTAGAAGTAGAACAAACATTATCATTTGAAGTAACCGATGCTAATAGCATTAGGGCTTGTGCTTGTTCTTATGGTAAAAAATCCGGCAAAAAATTCTCAGTAAGTAAAAAAGGAAACACGGTTGAAGTTAAGCGGGTATCTTAACAAACGAGTTAATAATTGACAATCTTAGTAAGGATGCCCGTTTTAAATCTATTTGTAAAAAGATAGCTAAAAGGCCGCATCTGGCCGATGATTTGTATCAAGAGTTCTTTGTAACATTGTGTGAGATAAAAGATAATAGGTTAATAGAAGCCTATGAGGGTAAGTATTTAGAGGTCTTATGTGTTGGTGTTATTAATAACATTTGGGGCAAGAGGAATAGAGTTAAGACTTATAAGAACGGGAGTACAAGTCCTTTATACGAATTAAGAAATTATCATGTAGGGTTAATTAGTGGTTCAGAATTTAAAGATGATTACAATGAAGCTGAGTATTTATTGCCGATTGAAAAGATAATCTATGAACCCGAAGAATACGATTTTAACAGAGATATTGACGAAACAATTTTACACCACATAATTGATAAACACAAAATAAGTGAGAATCCAAACGAAAGATTTATTTCAAGAGTGTTTTACTACTCCCGATTCAAGTATAAGAATGTTAGAACCTTTGCTAAAGAATCCGGGATACCTTACGGGGTGTGTTGTTCAGCTTACAATAAATTCAAAAAAATAATAAAGGAGGAATTATGCAAGTATTAATAATCGGTTTAGTAGCTTATTGGTTTGCGGTTGAATCTGGAATACCTAATTACATTTCTAACGTTTTGTTTAGGTTTGGGGTACATAAGTCAATAAGTTCAAACATTGATACCACCGTACACGGTAAAATACCCATTAGGCTTTATCCATTAGACTGCCAAAAGTGTTTAGGATTTTGGTTAGGGGTTATCTACTTTCCTTTCACGATTGACGGTCTTTTACTTTCATGTGTTAGTTCTTTAATTGCAATAGTAACCGGTTTAATATTAAGTAAATTAAAATGACACCAATAGAAAGATTAATACAGCAAGAGGCTTTAGTTGATTTAATCATAGAGCATCAGTACGTACCACAAAGGAGCGCACAAAACTTCAATCAAATGTTAGCAGCATTAAGAGAGGTTAATCCTGGTGCAATATACAACCCAGCCTGTCAAGGGTGCATGAGTGAGATTGCAAGGGCGGCTAAACTTTTCATTAATTTAGAAAGGGAGCGAATGAATAAGTTAGCACAAGAGGCTATGTTTATGACCTTTCCAAAACATGAGCAACCATCTATGGAAATAAAATCAATGGAAATTGTAAAGCAACAGCCTCCAGAAGTAAAAGAAGAACCAAAGAAAAGAGGCCGTAAACCCAAACAATGAACATTCTCCTAATACACGAACTAATAAATAATGATGAACTGATTACATTCGGGGCTGTAGCTTATTACCGTATGCAGAAACCACATGAAGTATTAAAAAGAATGTACCCGGAGTTTGATTTTATTACTTCTAACACGATTGACGTTGAAGAAGAAATAATTAAACAAACCGATTTAATTTTGTTTACAAGGATTGTATCTCAAGAAGATATAGATAAAGTAAATAAATGGGGTAAGCCTTGGGGATTAGATGTGGATGACTATTGGCATTTACCGGAAGACCATTTACTTTCAACGGCTTACAAGGAAAACGATGTACCAGCTAAAATTGAGAATGGACTAAAACAGGCTCACTTTGTAATGTGTACCACCGAGATATTAGCAGACAAAGTAAGGCCATTAAATCCCAATGTGTACGTTATTGAGAATGGAATAGATACCGAGGATGAAAGCTGGAAACCAAACAAAAAAGAATCAGACCGGGTAAGGTTTGGATTTACTCAGGGTACTACTCACGTGCCGGATATAATGTTAATCAATAAATCGGTTCAGAAATCCCTATATGATATTAGATTTCATTCTAAGGGGCAAATAGTTCTTTGCGGGTTTAATGCTAAGTTTAATAAAGAATCTATTTACGTTGGATATGAAAGGCTTTTAACCGATAGCCTGAAACCAATGAGTTACAGCAAAGATTACGTTCATAAACTAAAAATATTAAAGCACCCTTATGCAGACAATATGCCGTATAAAAGAATTTGGGGCGTTGATGTTCGGGAGTTTGGCAAGGTTCACAATGAACTGGATGTAGTTGTAGCACCATTAAAGTCAAGCGAGTTTAATAGTTGTAAGTCAAACATTAAGATGTTAGAGGCAGGGTTTATGGATTGCGCTGTAATGGTTCACAATGTAAGTCCATACAAGGAATTAGCCACAAAAGAAAACAGTTTTAATTTAACAGAAAGCAGTTTTTTTGAATTACAAAGGTATATATTAATGAACCCATCTTTGATTGAAGAAAAGAAACAAGCACTAAAAGAGGATGTTCAGAAGTTTGAACTAAGTAAGTTAACAGATAAGAGAAAAGAATTATACGAATCAATATGAAGTTATATGTTTTCTACCACATATTTGCAGATGGCAAATGGCAAGACCCGGTAAAAGATTTCCTAAAGGCTTACAGACGGTGGGGGCTAATTGACCAGATAGGAGTATTAAGAGTTGGAATAGTTGGCAGCGAAAAGAATCAAACCGATGTAATACAATATTTAATTAATGAGCGTGTTGAATTTGAAGTTGTAGCAAGGGAATTAAAAGGCGATGAACAAGTTACTCAGTTAAAATTGCATGAATTTTCAATAAAACAAGAGGGCTATGTGCTTTATACTCACACTAAAGGAGCAAGTAGACAAGACGGGGTTAATGAACTTTGGAGGCGGTCAATGTATTACTACAATGTAGGCCAATGGCAAACGGCAGTTAATAAACTAAATGAAGGATTCGATGCAGTAGGTCAGCACTGGATGTTTCCAACCAAAGCCCATCCCGAACACGTAGGCAGTCCTTTCTTTGGTGGCACTACTTGGTGGACAAGTTTAGAACATATTAGAAAGATTGGCCCACCCCCGATGGGAAGCCGGTATCATGCTGAAGGATGGATTGGTTATCAATACGGACACTCAATGAAGTGTTATGATTATACAGGGCATTTATGCTCACACCCCGGACATATAGCTTGGACACCAGTAACTCAACAATGGGCAACGGAATGAAACTAAACATTATAACAGCATTATTCAGGTCTGGCATGCTTTCAAAGATAAAAGCATCAATCCCGAATGAACCGGATATTAATTGGATTATAGTCCTAAGCGATGAAAGGGAAATATTAAAGAATGAGTGCAACCAATTAGGACTTAAATACGTATCAATTAAAGAACCTGACAACTTAGGCACGGCACACATTAAAATAAACGAAGGTATTAAGAACTCAGAAGAAGGCTTTTGTTTCTTTTTAGACGATGATACAACGTTTAATAAAAATGCTTACGATGTTTTTAATAAGTATAAAAATGACTATCTTTACATAATAGGAGAACAGAAACTAAAGGATGGAACAGTTAGACATTCACAATACCCAAAGAGATGTTACACCGATGGAGCGCAATGTATGGTTCATACCAACGTAGCAAAGTTTATAGAACTTAAACCGTTAAACTTAGACCCTCAGGCAGATTGTCAATTCTTATTAGATATGTGGGCAATAACACCACCGGACAAGATTAAGTTAATAAACGAAGTAATTAGTAATTATAACTTTTTAAGATAATGCAGGACGAATACGAAAATATTAACTTTTGGAATGAAAACAATAAACCAAAGTGTTGTGGTTCTAATGGTGGCGTTAAAGCATATGTTATTTTTAGAGATGGAACGCCAAAGAAAGATATGGATAGCGTTTTTCTTTTAGGGGATGCGGTAACCGAATCTGGAGAATCAATAATTGTAGGCGATTCGATTTATCATAAATTATAAAAATGAAAACAATTAAATACATAACCTTAATACTATTTTTAATATCCTGCAAAAAACAGGAGATAGAACCAGTAAAGGAAGTTAAGACTTACAACCTTAGTGTAAGTGTAAGCGGAGCGCAAACCCGAACAGTAACGTTAAACGGTATTAATAAAGTACCACCGTTTCAAGTAAAAACCGGAGATATATTAAATTTCTTATATCAATCAGCACCAACAACACCAACAAGTTATGACGTAAGAGTCTATATTTATTTAGACGGCACAATCATAGGTTCATGTGGCGGCTGCGATGATTATAAATTAACTTATAAAGTAGAGTAATGGCACGCCCTCACGGAACTAAAAGCATAAAAACCCCAGAAAAACTATTAGAATACTTTGAGGCTTATAAAAAGCACACAAAGGATAACCCAATTAGGGTACAAGACTACGTTGGTAAAGACGGCTCAATGGTTTATAGGGAGAAAGAAAGACCACTAACAATAGAAGGTTTACAAACTTGGCTGTTTAAGAACAAAATAATTAGTACGCTTCAGGATTACTTCATGAATAGGGATGGCCGCTATTCAGATTATGTTAATGTCTGTCACGCAATTAAGAATGAAATAAGGCAAGACCAGATAGAAGGAGGCATGGCAATGATATACAACCCATCTATAACCCAAAGACTTAACGGATTAGCCGAGAAAACAGAAACGAAGGGTGAACACAAACTAACAGTTAATGCAGACTTCAATCAAATTATACAGCCCCCATCCGAATCAAGCGAAGATACACCACTCGATAAACAATGAGGCTTATAAGTACTATGTATTAAATATTGGCAGGCAGTGGGGCAAAACCATGCTTGCCATGAACCAAGTTTACTACTGGGCTTTTAATCAAAGGGTTCAGATAGCTTGGGTTAGTCCGATATACAAACAAGCTGAAAAGGTTTACGATGAAATGGTTAAGGCTTTTATAGCTACTAATTTAATTAAGGTAAACGCTCAGAAGTTAGTAATCGAAACAACCAACGGTTCAACTATTCAATTCTTTTCAGCTGAGCGATACGATAATATTCGGGGCTTTACATTCGATTACCTTGTTTGCGATGAGTTTGCATTTATGGCTGAGCAGGCATGGACTGAGGTATTAAGAGCAACGGTATTAGTAAAGGGTAAAAAGGTGTTGTTAATATCAACACCAAAGGGAAAGAATCACTTTTACAACCTATTCAACTTAGACGGTGTTAATCCACAGTATAAGTCATTTAAACAAACATCTTACGATGGATTAGCGGCAAAGGATGAGATAGACGGGGCAAGGTCAACACTACCTGAGAATGTATTTAAACAAGAATACTTAGCCGAGTTTGTGGAGAATGGGGCGGGAGTGTTTATGAACCTGCAAGTTAATGAAGCACCACCACAAACACCAAAATACTATGCCGGAATAGATTTAGGCAGGGCAGAAGATTACACGGTATTAACAGTATTAAACGACAAGGCCAATGTAGTTTATTGCGAAAGGTGGAGGCAGCGAACATGGCAATCAATAATTAATGAGATACTACCCATCCTTCATAAGTACAAATGCCACACATACATAGAATCTAATAGTGTTGGGGATGCTATCTTTGAACAAATCCACACGGCTTATAAGAATGTTAAACCGTTCTATACTTCAGGCCAAAGTAAACAGGAAATAATCGAATCCCTTCAGGTATCAATTCAGAATAGTGAGTTTACTATATTAAATAAAGATTGGCTAAAGAAAGAGTTTGAGTTATTTACATACGAATACTCTAAGACCACCCGTTCAATTAAGTACTCAGCCCCTCCCGGATTTCATGATGATGGGGTAATGAGTTGCGCCATAGCCTACCACGCTTTAAAGACTTTAAAGAATCAGGGTAAATACTTTATATACGAGTAATCTTTTCTAAGATTGGTATATATTAACATGGGATTAAAACTACCAAAAAACTGGAATCAGGTTACAGTAGAGCAGTTTCAAGAGTGTTATTTTTTATTAGGCAAAACACCAACTATTGATACTTGGGTAATGGTACTTAGTACCTTATCAGGCAAATCAGGAAACGAAATCGAGGAGTTAAGTATTACAGACTTAAAGAAGTACATTAAAAAATTAGACTTCTTAACCAACCCGACAATAAACGAAAACGTTAAGAAATACATTGCCATAAAAGGCAGGATGTTTAAGGCCGTTTATCAGGCTTCAGATATGCAGACTAACCAAGTGGCAGACCTAAAGGGGTTAATGAACTCAGAAGGTCAATCTATTAATGATACGGTAGTTGAGAATGCCCATAAACTATTAGCTTGTATCTATGTGCCATTAACATTAAAGGGGTTTAAATACACCCCTTCAAAACATAAAGAGGTAAGCGATTACTTCAGAAAGGCAAAGATGGGTGAAGTGTATGGCACGCTTTTTTTTTACTCAAAAACTTACAAAGCCTTGACGGAAACTATAAATTCCTATGGGCAAAAGAATCTGGAAATAGTGAAGGAACACATGAAGGAGATAGAGGAATGGCAGACCCGGAGGAAGACTTTAGAAAAAGATGGGGTTGGAAAGTAACCATAGACGAACTGGCAAAGGAAACTAATCAAACAGAGGAATATTGGTGGGGAGTGCCATACATTCAAACTTTAAATGAGTTAGCATACAGGAAAGAAAAGAACCATGTCCGCAATTCAAGACGCTGAAAAGATATTAATTATATTTGGTAAAGAGGTAGCGGATGACCTTAAAACATCTTTAAACGCTGCTTTAAAAGCTGCTGGGAATAAAAACCCACAAGAAGCGGCATTAACATTTACGCCTGAATTTTATGATGACCCCGATGGCATTTCGATGGCAATCGTGGCAAGTGGTGAATACTGGAAATGGATTGAGTCGGGAAGAAAGAAAGGTGCAAGGCGAATACCTGCCGACGTGGTGGGCAAAAAGTGGCAGGCCGCAAACGGTATAGACGCAAGGCAAGTAATTCTAACGCTAAGGACAAAGAATAAAAAGAAAGGCTTAAACTATAAACAACCCAAGTTTAGTAAAAAACAGAAGTCAGTATTAAACTACGACAAGGCGGCCAAGTCTTTATCATTCATTATTCAAAACTCAATCTATAAAAAAGGAATAAAACCTAAACATTTTGTTGACCGGGTTTTAAACGATGGCAGATTAGATAAGCTAAGAAACCAATTAACGGATGTTTTGGCCGATGGGTTTAAATTAGAAATTTTACAATAATGGCAGTAACAGTAACACAGCAACCACAAAACTATACACCCGGCTATTCTCCGCAAGTATTCTCCGCAAGTTCAACAGCAACAGCTCAACCTAACTTTTCTTATACGGTTGTTTGTACAGACCTATTAAGTTCAGAAACACAAACCTATCAAGTACCGGCAAGGCCAATTAACGGTGATTGTGTATTTGATGCTAAAGTATTTGCGGAAACATTCCTAAACCATTACATACCTATTAACGAATATGGTTGGAAACAATGCACGGGAATAAGAAAGATAAGAGTTAATATCGGTGAAACTTTTGGCACAAGTCCAGCGTATGCCTCAGGAACAAACATTGACTACATAGTTTGGAACTCAATAGTTGATTGGAATGAATACCCTATTTATAACCCAGCTAATTACGTTTATGATAGTGATGACGATAATGTTAAGTACTTAAACGATATACCAACTGAGGACACCTTTAATGACAGGAGTAATTACTTATACGCTTTAACCTCAAAGGCTGGTGATGTGGATTACTTAGAAGTAAAAACATATACCAACTCAGGTAGCATTATCGGTACAACAACAATACCAAACCCCTTTAAGAGTTTTACTGATTACGATGAAAAGTACATTTGCATAGACGTAGGCTATAAGGGATTAACTAATATGGCAAGCGGTGATGTTACGGGGGACTGGCCTATAATTACCGATAACGTTGATTACTATACAATAACCGACTACTACGATAATGGCTTTGAATTTGTTGGCACTTTAATTAAAACAATATACATAAAGTGTGAACCGAGATTTGATGTTTATACAGTACATTATTTAAGAAAGGATGGTTCATTCCAAACATTAAACTTTGCAAAGCTAAGCGAAAACGGTTTAACTAAACAGCAGGAAAACTATTCTAAACTACCCTTTACTTATTCGGGAGGTCAATATACTTATTCCGTTTCAGCTTCAGTTAAAAAGACTTTAAGCACAGAAACAACACAAAATGTAAGAGTAAGTACTGATTGGATGAGTGACTCAGAAATAGATTACCACAAAGATTTAATAGATAGCCCTTTGATTTATTTCGATTTCGGAGCAGGTCAGGGATATTTACAAGTCATTCTAAATACAAATACTTACGTTATAAACAAAAGATTTAACGAAAGGCTATTTACTTTAAGCTGTGATTTTAGTTATGCACACTCTAAAACAAGGCAAGGCGTATGATTAAGTCAAGGTTAGAGGTAGGCGGTGTTAATTTCGGGTTTACTCAGGAATTGCCAGTTAGCACGAATATGAGTATTGCCGATGTTCGTGAACCGGACAAAAGACAAAGCACCTTTAGTAAAACAATAACCATACCCGGAAGCCCTGAAGTTAAACAGTTATTTGAATTTATCTTTCAGGTCAATTCAACCTTAACCTCATTTAATCCTAACTTAAAAACAGAAGCTAAGTATTACGTTAATGAGGTGTTGGTATTCGATGGTGCTTTACAGCTATTAAAGATTAACAACAAGTTTGTTAATGATTACGAAAGTTCAACTTTTGAATGTTCATTGATTGGTGAGAGTAGTAATTTATTCTTAGACATAGCGGGGTTATACTTAACTGATTTAGACCTTTCAGATTTAGACCACGAGTTTACGTTTACAAGTTCTATGTTTGCCCCTGCTGTAATTGGTAGCGGTTACGTTTATCCTTATATTGACTACGGTTTACAGATTGGTGGCGCTGAGCAGTCTAATATTTGGGCGTTTAGATATTTAAAACCAGCTTTATTTGAGAGGGAGTATGTTAATAGGATATTTTCAGAAGCTGGGTACACATGGGAGGCTTCAGGTTATTTTGATACGTCTTATGCCAAAAGAATAATCATACCCGATGTAAATCAGGGAGCTGCTAAAATGGCTCAGGCTGATATAGATGACAATCAGGCTTATGTAGGTAGAAACACAACACATACCAACTCAGTAGCAAACGGTAATGTTTTAGGCGTTACTTGGGTTTACTATCCAGCTTACAGTTATATTAATAGTCCTGTGCCTTTAGACTTTGAAGGCTCACCATACTTTGACCCTAATGGTAGATGGGATTCAGGTGCATTGTGGCAGTTTACTGCAAACGATGGCGGTAATTATAAATTCTATGCTAACTTAGATATAGACCTTGTTATTGTTTCAAGCCCTGCTGGTTCAGTTAGATACTCAGGCAATGCTGGTTTCTTTAGTTATCAAATAGACATTCAGCGTTCTTTAGATAATGGAGTTTCGTGGACACAAGTCGCACAAAATGAACATAGATTTGAGGTTTCTGAATTGATAGCAACAACAACCGTTAACACAAAGTTTTCTGTAGAGGTAGAGCAAACTTATATTAGTTCAGGCACATTGTACCGTGTTGGATTACTTCAGGGTGGCGATAGGCAAATTATTTATTATGATGGCTCAGACAATACTATTACAACCGGCACTTCATCAATAAGAGTAAACATAAAGCCCGGTTCATCATTCCTCGCAAAGATGGCTACCCCTGACTTAGTAGAGGGGCAGACTTTAAGAATGAATACAACCATTCCAGTTAATGTTAGTCAATTAGATTTTTTGACTTCAATCATTAAGATGGAGAATCTTTATATTGAACCAAGCAAGACAATTAAAAACCAATATGTAATTAAAGTAAGGGATGAGTTTATAGATTCAACCGGGAATGATGCTTTAGATTGGACTGACAAATGGGCGATAAACAAACCACAGGAAATCATCCCTATGGGTGAACTTGACTTTAATAGATTAGTATTTACTTACAAATCTGATAAAGATTACTACAATCGTGTTTATGAAGATAAGTATAAAGAAGTTTACGGCACTCAGATAATTGATACCGAAAACGAATTTATTAAACGTGAGAAAAAGATTGAAGTAGTATTTAGTGCAACGCCAATAAGAGGAACGAAAGTAAATGATATTGTCGCTCCCGGATTCTATGATAAGGATGATGCCACAAATGAGGTTAAGCCTATTAAATGTAACATAAGGAGATTGTATTGGGGTGGATTAAAACCATGTAACGAACACGTATTTATAACAGGTTCTTCAATTAATTACAGAACTACATATCCCTTTGTTGGTCATGTGGATGACCCTATAAGCCCAACGGTTGATTTGTGCTGGGATAATCCTTATGAGTTAAATTGGTTTTTCCCGCAAAGAACTTACACAGACAATAATAGGTATAACGAAAGGTACGCTAAATTCATTCAAGAGATTACAGATAAGGATTCTAAAATAGTCCGTATGTGGTTTTATTTAACTGAGTCCGATATTGCAAATTTCAGCTTTAGCAAGTTGGTGTTTGTTCGTGATTCATACTACTTAGTTAATAAGATAATAGACTACAACCCACAAACAAAAACAGTTACTCAGGTTGAACTATTAAAGTTAAAAGCAGGTACGGTATTTGTGCCAAACAATGATTTAAACATTGATAACCTTGGAGATGATGACATAGGCATTTCAGCAAGGGTGGGCAATAACAATAACGGTACAGGAATAATTATTGGAACTGGTAACTATAATAATGGGACTGGTTCATTTATAGTTGGGGATGACAATGTAATAGGATGAGTACAGGTAATTTTATAATAGGTAGAAAGAACGTAATTAACCCCGATGCTTCAGGTATTGTATTAATTAACTGTGAAAATCAAGTTATTGATTCAAGTAGTAATAATACTACGAATGTTCAGAACGGGGCTTTAGTTGTTGATGCTGATGGCGTGAGTGAGATTGTACCAGCCCCCAAAATATTAACAGTTACTTCAGGAAGCTATACGGTTGGAACGGGTGAAGCAGTTTACTTTTGTGATGCAAGTGCTGGAAATATAACCATAACAATAAACCACACAAGAATACCGAAAACCTTTATAAGGACTGATTCAAGTGTTAATACGGTTATATTAACCCCAGCTTCAGGATTAATAAACGGCCTTGCGAGTTATGGATTAAATGTTCAATACGAAAAGATAACAGTACATAGTAATACAACTAACTTTTACTTCTAATGCCTGAAAAAAACACACCTAATTTACCAAGTACGCCATCGGGTAAATTTTTGAAAGATGATGGAACATGGGCCGCCGCTGGTGGCGGTTCGTTTAGTGGCACGATGGATGACATTACCGATGGAGTTGTTTACGTTAAAACAGAAAATAATTATAGCGATTCGGACGTATCGAGATTAGCTAACACTTCAGGAACCAATACGGGCGACCAGAATCTAAGCGGTTACTTTAATAAGTCGGTTGATGATTCGGATGATATTACAGAAGGTGCTACAAAGTTATTTTTAACCTCAGCCGAAAGAACAAAGCTAACAAACACAAGCGGAACAAATAGCGGTGATAACGCTGTTAATAGTTTGTATTCAGGATTGGCGGCAAGTAAACAAGATACTTTAGTTAGTGGCACAAACATAAAAACAATAAACGGTGCTTCCGTTTTGGGTTCTGGTGATTTAACCGTTTCGGCTTCAGCAACGGGAATATTGTTAGATAAACAATTTAGTTTACTTCAATCCGATGGAACATTAAATGCAGCAAGTGGCGTTCAAACGTGGGCCGGAACAAACAAAACGGGTCAGGACGTTTTCACGGTGGCAGCCAATACAACTTACTTAGTGGAGGGTCAATGGTTTGTAAATACAGGAGCAACAACACATACCACAGCAATGGCATGGGCTTTAGCAACCGCAACGGTAACAGATTTTCAATATCAGGTTTTATTATGGAGTGCAGCCGCAAACACAATAACTACAACACAATCAACCGTTCACGTTAGTGGTGTGGCCTCTAAAGTATTAAACGCCACATCAACAGCCGTTTGGACTAATATTCAGTTTAAAGGAATAATGGTTATAGGTACAGGTGGAACAGTAACACCACAAATAAACTTTTCAGCTAACCCAACTGGTTCAAATTTAATGAAGCGTGGTAGCTGGACATCATTTACAAGATTAGGTGTAAATACAGTAACAACAGCGGGAGGCTGGGCATAATATGGCAGAAGATATTTTATTAAAAGTCGGGTTATCCGGCACGGGTGAAGCCGCTAAATCTGTTAAAGATTTAAAGAACGAAATTAAGTTACTTCAGGGTGAACTTAGCAAAACCACAGTAGGCAGTCAAAGGTACTACGAAGTTTTAGAAAAGATAGGCGGAGTTAAAGGCGATATTCAGGATTTGGGTAGGGCCATGAACGCTTTAGATGCTGAAAACAAAGTGGCAGCATTTGCTAATGTGGCTGGTAAATTAGCGGGAGGCTTTCAGGCAGCAACGGGGGCGGCTGCATTGTTTGGTGTAGAAAGTGAGGAATTAGAAAAGACTTTATTAAAAGTTCAGGCAGCTACTGCTTTAAGTCAGGGCATTCAATCCATAGGCGGAATGAAGGATGCCTTTGTTGCTTTAGGAGTTGTTATTGCAGCTAACCCTATAATGGCCATTGGTGCTGTTATTGTTGCACTAACTACTGCGGTTATAGCTTTTAACTCTGAAAGTGAAAAGTCAGTAAAAACAATAAATGATTTAAATGATGCCATATCGAGGGAAAACGCTGAGTTAAACGCATTAAAAGAAAACTACAGCGACCATGCAGCATTAATGGCAGCAAAGGGAGAGGATGAAATAGCGGTACAAAAAATAAAAATAGAAGGAATAAAAGCCGAAGCAGAAGAATTAAAAGTTCTTGAAAAGCAGTATAGTGATTTATATAAGGCCACAGAGGGGAAAGAACAAGAAGATGCGGTACAAAAGGAGCAGGAAACTTACGATAAACGCCTTAGTTTAATAAGAAAGCTGGCTATTGAAGAGGCTGCTTTAAATAAAATGATTTCTGACTCTGATAAAAAAGACAGCGATGATGCGAGGAAGAAATCAGAAGATGACGCTAAAAAGTCAGAGGAAAGAAAAAAGAATGAAGCCATCCGTATTCACAAAGAATTGTTGGCAGAGAAAAAGATATTAGATGAGCAAGCAATATTAGCAGCACAAGAACAACAAAAGGAATTTGATGAAATATTTAAGCAGTTAGAATTAGAGGCTCAGGAAGATGACCTAACCGCATACCTTG